GCTCGTCGCAATAGTTTTTTGACTCGTCCAAGGGTGACAGGGTGTTCAAAGCGGCAAAACCCTTGGAAATGCGGCGTCCCAGTTTCTCCAACTTCTTTCCCATACACACCATACATTGTGGCTTGCTTGAGTTCTTCAATGTCGATATCGTCAAATATTCCTGGATTGTTAATGGTCCAGCACCATCCGCGAGATTTTGCGTTTCGTCCATTGTTCATTTCAGGAAATGATTCACATGCTAGGGTCAGTATTACCCCTAGCATGTGTGCCAGTGCTTCTGTGCCACGCTCTCATTGGCCCACAAATATTTCATCACCCACTAGTGAGTGAAGGTCTCTGGTCTGGCAAGAATCTGGTCACAATTCAATATGCCCAGACGCAGAGCAACTGCAAATCGTCAGCGACAGGCGCGTCGTCGCGTAGTTAACTATCGTCGTGGTATTGGTTCTAGACGTAGGGCTATCTATCGGGGTCGTAAACAAAGATTCTTGTTTCGTAATCCTTTAATTAGGGATAAGTGTAGGACAGTTCTTCATTACAACCAGAACATTCCTCTTGATCCAAAACCAGAAGTATTAGGTCCAGCCGGTTCCAATATATATGTCTTCTCAGCCAACGCCTGTTATGATCCTGATATATCAGGTGTAGGACATCAACCCATGTATTTCGACAACTTTTCTGAGGTTTATGGTGTATATCGTGTATTGTATTCCAAGATTACTATCACAGTTTTGAACACGAATGTAAACACGGCTACTATGAGTGGTGCTTCTATTTATACTCAGCCTAATTATTGCTACAAACTATTCTGCTTTACAGACAACAGTCACACAGACTTCCCAGGTTATATGAATGCATATCTCGAAGAGGGAGGTAAGAATTGTAAGTGGCGTTTTGTAGGTCCTTCTTTGACTGGTAAGATGCCTAAGCTTAAACATTCCTGTACTCCTTATAAAATTGTACAACGTTCCAAATATGATGATACTCTTGCTGCTCCAGTTGGTTCTAATCCAAGTTCTCCTGTTTACTACGTTATTGGTATTACGTCAGCCGACGGAGTCACAGATCCACCTTCCGTTACAGTAAATGTTCGCATATCGTATTATGTAGAATTTAGTAATCGTAAAATGAATCAAAATGAAAATTAGTTCTTAACATTGCGCATTGGTTATGGGGTTAGGGTTGGTTCCATGGTGTGTGTGTTGATCCTACTTAGCTTGGCAACAATAATATTAGATATAATAGACTTAATCAATGTATTAAAAATCATTAATAATATCTTGAATAGTCCAAGGAGTTTCAGGGAAACTAACAACTTTGAAACGTCTTTTTAAAGGCAATAAGTCTTCAGGTCTTTCAAAACAATCTTCCATCTTGTAGTTGCTTGTCACGATAATCCTTTTTGGTCGAATTCTGCGTAAAGTGCCACCTTTGATTTCGGCTGAGAAGGGGTATCGGTCGCTCCAAATCTTTAAGTTTGACGCGGTCATTTCATTCTTCGGAGCCCATTCTTCAATAACAACGGTGTCTTCGTCATTGTAGCCGTCCCACCACTTGTTGAGTGGTTTTTGGTAATGATCTGGGTAAAGTTCCCAGGCGGTCTTGGACTTCCCTGTCCCTGTTGGCCCCCACCACCATTCATTTTGTAGGTTGTCCATAATGGCTGGCTCCCGTCGTCGCAGTCCTCGGAGCTTGTCATAGTATCGGAGATATTCCCCAGGGTACTCGTCCTTGATGGCGTCAAGTTCTCCGTGTTCTGCCATGTTGACGATCCACTTCCAACGCTCCTTGCTGGTTTTTCTTGCTTCAGGTAGTAGTCCCCATTCCACAAAGTCTCCGTCCTTTTTGCAGTAGTCAGCGGCTTGATGACAGGATCCCTTTTGCGCTTCAATGTGTGCTCGTCGCAATAGTTTTTTGACTCGTCCAAGGGTGACAGGGTGTTCAAAGCGGCAAAACCCTTGGAAATGCGGCGTCCCAGTTTCTCCAACTTCTTTCCCATACACACCATACATTGTGG